CGCATGTGAGCTCATCCCACTCGCTTGTGGTTGTAGCTTGGCTAAATGTTAAGCCGTCAAAAAGTTGCTTTGCCGCTTGGATGCGGAGGTCGTGTGCTAACGCACTTGTCTTGATTTTGTCCATGATGTTGGATTTTATGGTTTTTGATGTTACTAAGATGGTTTGTATTATATATCTTCATAAATGAAGAGATATATAATACTAAACCTTCTAAGCGAATTAGAACATAGTGGGGAATCGAACCCCAATCGCACCCTGTGTGCCTATGTTGGCGAGGTTTTACAGAGTAGCCTCGAACTCAGCCATCGCAAGTGCCTCTGCATCCTGCATACGCTTGGTGCGAAGCTTTGCCATAGCAACTTCGACTGTCTCTCCTTCGGAGAGCGTGTACACCTCCTTACGTGGGGCTTTGTAGCTTTCGACAACCTCAGGCTTTAGGTATGAGGTGCATACGTTAGCCCTAGCTTGTTGCCGTTCTAACCTTTGGTTACGGCTTTTCGGTCTACCCGCAGATGCCTTACGTGCTAAGGGATTGGACTTGGTTGGCTTAGCCTCAACCTCTTCGAGGTTAGAAACCGCTTCGGTTAGTTGCTTTAGCAACTTCAACGCTTGTGCCTTACGCTCAGCGGTAGCTCTGAACTTGGCTTGGTTTATTGCCTTACGGCAATCTTTGAAATTAATGTCTTTCATCTTCGATGAATTAAATGGTTTATAAAATGTGATGTCGGGGCAAAGATATGACAGAAGTCTTGAAAATCCAAAACTTTTGTCAAGTCTTTTTTTAACCCCTTTAGGGGTTAGTGGTTATCAGCCTCTAGCATAGCTATCAAGTCAGCTTTGGTAAGCTCAGCCCAACTTTTAGCTTTAGACTTCTTTGAAGTCTTTGCCTTAGCTTTCGGCTTAGCCTTTGGCTTAGCCTTTGGCTTTGGCTTAACCTCCTTGAGGTTAGCAACAGCTTCGGTTAGCTCTGCTAAGAGCTTTAAGGCTTTAGCCTTTCTTTCAGCAGTTGCTGAGTACTTAGCTTGGTTTACTGCCTTACGGCAGTCTTTGAGAATTGAATCGTTCATCGTAGATGAGATTTAAATGGTTTGAATTTTGCAACTTCGAAGCCTCTAAGAGTTAAGAGTAATAAGAAGAAGTCATAGACTTCCTTCTTCTTATTCCTCTAACTCTACCCTTCTCAACATACAGAACCTAAAGGTTCTCAGCGCATTGACTCTCAAGACTTGTACTCTAGCTTTAGCTAGATGGGTTTGTATTGATATTTGAATTGTCAATAGTAACTGGAATACTAAGTATAACTTAGTAAAAGAATACTAATACAATCTTAACTAACGTTAACAGTAAAACCCCTTATAGGGGTTAATAGGGTTAGAGTTATACTCTAGGTGAGGGATTGTCCTCCACTGATTACCAACGATGTAGAACATCGAGCTTAACTATGTCTTGAAGTACAACTACGTAACTAGCTATAACCCATAGGGTTAAACGTTAAGGCAAATTCTAAACAAAGTTTAGGGGAGGGGGGTTTGAGATTACGTTTCCGTTTACGTAAGTAAACGTTGGTATATGTATATAATCCCCACTCTAAACATTACTCATAAATTTTTTAGCCAAATTTTCCAATACCGCGGGATCATTTTTACGATGGTTAGGCCCTTTTTCTATCCTAAAGCATTGAGAGGCGGTTAATTAACAATCTTTGCTTAAAGTTTTACTTCACTATTGACTTTTAAAATTTTTTGTTATAACTTTGCTATATCTTGATAGATCACATGAAGCTATTCTCAATGATTTTATTGTGTGTACACAATGAAGCATTAAAAGCTATCTAAAGTATTAAGATGTTATATACGGGTTAGCTGTGTTTTGTTATGAGTCGGTCCCCTTTACTCATATTTGTTGAAGAAAAAAAAGTAGTATATTTGCTTCAGCATGGAACTACTCAAAAAAGCTAAATCAGCATTAAACTTTCAGGACAGATACTCCGATATGGAGGGATCTGAAGGTGGGTTTAGCGGAAAACAGCGCAGGGCTCTTAAAAGGGCTGAGAAATCAGGATTAGGCTTACGAAAATACCAGGAGGACAGGAAAAAATATCTTGACACGGTGGGTGATGAAAGGATTCGGGCTATAGGCACGGGTGCAGCAGCTGTAGGGGGTACCGCTTTGGGGGTATTTACAGGTAACCCTAATTTAGTAGCGAGTTCTTTAAAGATGGGGGCTAATTACCTTGGTGATGAGATGGCTGAGGACGCTGCGGGTAACGATGGTGTTAATCAGCAGCTAAGTTTTAAGGATGCTATGACTGCTGCATCACCTTTTATAAGTATGATCGGTCAGGGTGGTGGAAAGGGTAGGAAAAATCCAATTCAAAACACACCTCAATTTAATGATATGTTTAGTGAATATATGAATGATCCAACAGGTGGTGTTTACAAGCAAGGTGGTAGATTAAGATATAACCCACGCAAATATGACTATATAAAAGGTAATACCTTTGGCTTTAAATAAAACAATACAATGGCAACTTTAACCGTATCAATAAAAGAAGAATTAACCCTTAACGGTGTAGACCATGGGGGTGAGTACGTTATGTCTGAGTCAGTAACTCAGGTATACAAGCGTATGATCACATGTACTACTACAGAGCAGTCGATACTGCTTTTTGCTGCTGCCGATGCAGCGGGGACATTAAAGGATGGTACCGCGGATTACATACGTATAACCAACCTAGATACCACTAACTTCGTGCAACTACGTATAGTAGGGGGGAGCTCTCAATACTATGTTAAGCTAGAGGCAGGGGATAGCTGGATTGGCGGAAACTCTGTTATGTATGCTGACGCTACAGGAACCTCAGCTACGGGATCGTACGTTCCTATTGATACAATACATGCAGACGCGGATACCGCCTCTTGCGATGTAGAAATCTTTGCAGCACTATGAAGCTAAAATATAGAAACGGGGGTCGCCCTGACATGGACGTAAAAAGCCTTTTATCCGCGCTAGGAGAAGATGATAAAAGAGGTTTAAATAAGCTTCTTAATAAGCAAAATCGAATAGATCTTGCTAATGATGAGGAAGAGGGGTATTCTGATTTAAAAGCAGAACGCAAGAAAAGACGAGCCGAAAGAAAGCTTTTGAATCAAGAGTATCGTGATGAAATGAGATCTGATGATCCAGGTATGGAAGGTATGGAAGAAGAAGGTGGTGGAGGTATAGATAAAGAGAAGCTAAAGAAAATACTTCAAGCGCTTGCAGCTGGAGGAGCTGGTTTTGGGGCTATGGTAGGTATACCTAAACTATTTAACCTTCTTAAAGGAGAAAAACCTGTTGTAGAAAGTGATGCCCTATATCACAATGTACTTGATCCAATGCCTGGAGGTAGAGATCCATTTTGGAGACGTCCTAATCAATCATCTGGAGGAAAAAACCAGTAATGAGATACGTAAAAAAATACGCAGAAGGTGGAAGAATACCAACTAACCCTTTGGCTAACCCTAAAACAAATGAAATGCTTCGTCATATCTCTAAATTTGGAGAGGACAATGAGATTAAATACGATGCGTCTGACTTGTTAAAAATATTATCTTTTTCAAAAGCTGCTAAACCTAAAAAAGAAGGGTTGTTCGGTGGGGTAGATTTTAATACATCGCTTTCTCCTGCGGATTTTGTATCCTATAAAACAAAGAAGAAAGGGGATACCAGGATAGCCGAATATGACGAAGAAAAAGAAGGTTATAATCCTTCTGTAGGTGCTATGTCATTAAAAAAACCATCACTAGAAAAGCTCGCTGATAGACCTCTAAAAGAATCGGAATCGAGAGATTTTAGAAAGCTTTTAAACGACCCTACTTTACTTAGGTATTTTATGGATATGATGGGGGAAAAGGACATAAGTTTTCGGGATGCTAAGCTAGGTAAAGTAACAGCTTCACGGGGAGGTGGAGCAGACAAAGCAACTAGAAACCCTTGTCCAGGAGGTATTTGTCGTAGCTCTGCTTATGATTAATAAAGTTTGAAAAAGTTTTATTTTAACCCAATAAAGAAAAGAAAAGACCACGCTAAAGAAGCAGAGAAAATTCGACTAAATAAAATAAAGAATGAAACTAGAGGTAATAAGGTTCAACAAAGGAAAAGACTCAACTAACGGAATACTATTCGATATAACAGATGATAAAAGAAAATTTTTATGCTATACTCTCGAAGATGAGAGCCGCACCGAAAAGGTTGCTGGAGAAACTTGTATACCTGAAGGAGAGTACCGCCTCGGTTTTAGGCGAGTTGGTGGGTTTGATGCCAAGTACGCCAAAAGATTCTCTGATATACATATGGGTATGCTTGAAATCCTTGATGTCCCTAATTTTACGTATGTACTTATTCATTGTGGTAATACAGATGAAGATACTGCGGGGTGTTTGCTTGTGGGTGATACGCAAAGCAACAACAATGTTACAGAAGATGGGTTTATTGGGAGCTCCACAAAAGCCTACAAACGCATCTACGAAACCATCGCGAAAGCGGTCGAAAAAGAAGAAGAAGTGACTATAACGTACAGAGACTTTGCAAATTGTTTAATCCTCTCACAAACCGATGTGAGTGAATTTTTTGGACAATGTTAGGGCTGGGTGTAGCTTCGAACTCTGGGCTTTCGTCTGATTCCGCCTCTATGTCTAGACAAGCAGCTTTTGCTAATACTAAATCTCTAGACTTTGATGGCACTAATGATTATGTAAATACTAACTACACGTTGTCCACCTTATTTAGACGTAGTTTTAGTTTTAGTTATTGGGTAAATTTAGACGCAGGAATAGCAGTATCAGTAGGTGTTGAAAAAGGAACTCATTCCTCATTTGCTATACAGCATTTTAATGGTAACATTAATGTACTTCATTACTCTAATAGCGATATTGCATTTCCAGGGACAAGTAGTACTCCAATATCTCTAAATACGTGGCATCATGTAGTGGTCACTGTAACAAAAAACTCAGGAAGCGCTACAACATATGCAATATATGTAGATAATAATCTTATAAGTTACGCTCTTCTTGCGGGCTTTACTATATCTGAAGCTAACCACGAGTCGTTTAATGCGAGTGGTGAATTTTTAGCTATTGGTGCATCTAATGATGACGGTACTCCAGATACGTTTGTAAATGGGAACATGGATGAAGTTGCAATATTCAGTGAAGCTCTTTCTTCTAGTGAAGTTACAGCTATATATAATAGCGGTGTACCAAAAGACGAAAGTGGTCATGATAATCTTTTGCTTTATTATAGGTTTGAAGATGACGTAACAGATACGACAGGAACAAGTAATGCAACAAATAACGGAGCTACATTTAGTTCTACTGTACCCTCGTAATCATGGATAAGTATATAATAATAACAAAACAAGATTTTCTAGATTGGAACAGTGATAAAGTAAAAAATCATCTCTATAAAATATATGAAGTTACAGAAGAAGTAGCTGGTACAGATGAAGTAGCAGTAATTAGGTTTAATACCATCCCAGCTTTATTTAGTTCAAAAACAGTTTATACTAAATCTCAAATTGACGAAAGATAAATAGCTGACGCTAGTTTTCTAGATCTCGATACACCCTTTGAACCAACAATCTAGCTTTCTGTGTGAGCGCATATCTCACCCTATAGTTGTATTTCGTTTCATCCCGAAAAAGATGATCCTCGAAGCTTTGAGAGGGGGTGAGTTTATCAAAGTGTTTGTATATGTAGCCTACTTTAACTAACGGAAAGACAGTTCTTTCACCAAGCTTTTTCTTACTTACGTTGTATTCTTTTGCGGCGTAGTCTAATGTCCAGAATTCAAGGTCATAGGCCCACAACATAAACATAATTTCCTTCTGAAAAACGTCATAAGTTTCTTGTGTGGATAAAAGAACTTTTCTTAAGTTCTTAAGGTTGTTTCTTTTTATGTACCTTTGATTTAATCTAGATGATTCACGAAACAATCTTTTTTTAGGGACTCTACTCTTAGGCATTGAAATGAATTTATTACGTAAAGATATGGAAGAACAGGCTTTTTTTTTAGAAATGCAGCGTTTATCTGACGAAATGGAGGATGTTATAAAAAAACATGGAATGGAGGATAGGGTGATGTCGATAATGGTTACAGGGTTGGTAGATATTGACATATTTGGTAACTCAAGACTACAAGCTATGTACAGTTATAGTTTAGACTCAAGAGAAGAATTAGACAGTATATTAGAATTTATTAATACTACTTGGGACGACACTGACAAAAACAATAAAGGCTATGATGGTATAGATGATTTGTTAGACGGAACAGGAATAGACTTAGAATAAAATGGAAGGACTTATTAGAAAAATTGTGGTCGGTAGAGACCCTAAAGATGCTATGGCTTATTATGTTGGTATGAGGGCGGGAGCTGGAAAAGTTAGTACAATCGTGGATGATGAGCGACACTTACATAATCACGGAAAAAGCAGGTATTTAGTATATATGGAGGATGATGAAGGTATACAAACCTTGTGGAAAGCAATAGATGGTATGCCGTGTATGTTAGAGTTTGATTGTAATTTTTAAAAAATGAAAACATTTAATCTGTTTGTTGTAAAAATTAAAAATAGACTTAAGGACACCATTACCACGGAAAGCGGATTTGAACTGTATGTTGACGCAAAATTTAATGATTTTACCAACAGAACAACAGAAGCCCCAGTAGTATGTGTGCCATTTAAATATGACACAGGGGTAAAGGTGGGGGACACGTTGTATTTTCATCATCTTGTTGTATTGGGTGGAGACAACAACGGTCAAATATTTACAGAGGAGGACAACACTTACATTGTAAGCTATGATCCTAAACACGCTATATCTAATCAAGCTATAGCATATAAAAGCAAGAAGGACAATAAGATAAGATGTTTAACTGGGTGGTGCTTGTTAAAGTCTACAGAACAAGAGGAACTAAGCCTTAAGTCAGACGTTATAGAGATAGTAGAGCTAGAAGAAAAATTACCTACCAAAGGTGAAGTTGCATATACATGTAAAGAGGCTGATGAGATGGGTGTTGTGCCTGGTGATATAGTAGGGTTTAAGCAAAACAGAGATTACCGTATAACTATAGACGGGGTGGAGTATTACCGCACTCGTGCAGAAGATTTGTTGTATGTCGAAAACTAAATTCACCACGGTAAACGCAGCTACTAGGTTGATGGGGAGTATGGAGATAGCTATAAACAATATGATTGATGAGGTTAAAAAACCTGTAGACCCAGAGATAAACGGTAGCGCCCGTAAAGCAGAACTTCAGTCTATAAAACAAACAGCAACAGACTGTAAGGAACTGCTTATAGAGAGACAGCGCCTGGAGCAGATGATTAAGGATTTAAAAGAAAGCGGAGAAATTGAGCAAACTAAAGATTATTCTGGTGGTTTTGCCGAGAGATTTTCAAAATGAAACGCTGCCGAACTTGTCAAAGATTAAAAGAAGAAGATGAGTTCTATTCAAACAATAAGGGTACGGGTACGTTTTTATCTTGTATTCCTTGCACCGCAAAAAATATTGCAGAACAAAAGCGGAGAATATACAAATGGGTAGATAATTATAAAGAAGGCATTGGATGCTCTAATTGCGGATTAAAGGATAAGCGGTGTCTGCATCTTCATCACAGAGATTCTGAAACAAAAAAGAGAAGTGTAGCTCAACTCATAGGGAAGGGATATATTTTTAAAACAGTAAGGGCTGAAGTAGAAAAATGTGAAGTTTTGTGTGCAAACTGCCACTCTATACATCACCACGAAGAAAGAAGGTCTGGAAATTGGGGGGCGGGTAAATATATTGAGCAAAAAAGCACCGAAGAAGAGTGTGGTCCCATCGTTGAGCAACTAGAACTTTTTCTTAACTTTGTAGAAGAATGAGGGACTATAAAGACGAATATAAAAAATTTCAATCTTCACCAGTGCAGATGAAGAGACGTGCAGCTAGAAATGGCAGGCGCATGAAATTAATAAAAAAGCTAGGTTATTCCCCAAAAAAAGACATTCACCATTATTACAAGGGAGGAAGATTAAAGACAAGGTTGGAAGACCCCTCCGTAAACAGGGGGAGGAAAGAAAAATCAAGATTAAAAAAATCTAAGCGCAAAGGCTGTAGATGTAAAAAGAAAAATTAAATAAAATGGCAAAGTATCAATGTAATTGTTTAGAGCACGAAGAAAGTGTTACTAAAGTAACAGCTAAGATAGTAGACGGAAAGGTTATTAGCGACATTAAATGCCCTTGCGGGCAATATATGGATCTAGCTGAACCAAAAACGGGTTTCCCATCTTTAGGGAGAATGAATAAGAATGGTAGCAGCTACTAATGTCTGTCTTATTAGATCTGGAGGAGTATGATGACCCTGCTATCAAAATTTGCCCCAGCGGTACGGAAGGTGAAGTTATCGAGCTCGGTAATCTACTCATTTGTCTTCCGAAAAGGCCGCCTAAGAAGAAAATTTTTGGACATAAAAAACCAAAGTCTGTGCAGGTGTGGGAGAGGATACCTATGCCACAGGAATTGTCTCGTATTCGTTCTATGGATGAGTGGGCGGAAATGCCAAGGGAGTTCCGAGAAAGGTTTCGTCCATATGTCGAGGAAGAGTTTCGGCGCAGGCGTGAGGGCTTTTGGTTTTATAACAACGGTGAACCTATATATATTACGGGGAGGCATTACATGATGCTTCAGTGGACAAAGCTGGATATTGGTTACCCTTACTTTTTAAACTTTCAACGTGAGATATTTTTACACATGGCTGCTTGCGAGGCTGATCCTCGTTGTATTGGTCAGCTTTATACTAAGTGCCGTCGTTCTGGGTACACCAATATATGTTCTGCTGTACTTGTTGATGAAGCTACACAGGTTAAAGATAAGCTTATGGGGATACAGTCGAAGACGGGAAAGGACGCACAAGAAAACATATTTATGAAGAAGGTGGTTTACATGTTTAGAAACTATCCTTTCTTCTTTAAACCTATACAAGATGGTACAACTAATCCTCGTATGGAGTTAGCTTTTAGGGAACCATCGAAGAGAATAACTAAAAAGAACAAAACCTCACAGATGGGGGAAGCTCTTAATACGGTTATAAATTGGAAAAACACAACTAACAATGCATACGATGGTGAGAAGCTACACATATTGTATTTAGACGAAGCAGGAAAATGGGAAAGACCTACAGACATAAGAGACGCTTGGAGGATTCAACGGACGTGTTTGATCGTCGGAAGAAAAATCGTGGGGAAAGCTCTGGTCGGAAGCACGGTAAATCCAATGGACAAAGGAGGAAGTCAATACAAAGACCTATGGAGGGATTCGAATCCTTTGGAGAGGAACGCGAATGGAAGGACTAGAACAGGCCTATACAGGTTGTTTATCCCTGCGTATGAATCCCTAGAGGGGTTTTTTGATATTTACGGACAGCCCGTAATACAGGACCCAGAAAAAAAACAAGATGGAATAGATGGTGATGCTGTAAAAATAGGAGCTAAAACTTATCTTAAAAATGAAAGGGAATCACTTAAAGAAGATGCTTCTGAGCTTAACGAGGTGGTGAGGCAGTTTCCTTTTACAGAGGATGAAGCTTTTAGAGACAGTATAGAAGGTAGCTTGTTTAATATAGGTAAGATATATGAGCAAATAGAATATAACGATGAACTTTTTCCTAATCCTGTAGTAAGCGGTAATTTTTTATGGAAGAACGGAGAGAAAGATACTGAGGTGGTTTTTTCTCCAGATCCAGCGGGTAGATTTAGAATATCCTGGTTACCCCCAGAGGAAATTCGTAACCAAAAAAGAATAGAGAGAGGTAAGAGGTTACCACCAAACAGCCATATAGGTTGTGGAGGTGTTGACTCCTATGATCTTGATGCTACCGTAGACGGTAGAGGGTCTAAAGGGGCATTACATTTATACAATAAATTTAATATGGAGTACCCATCTAACACGTTTGTGTTAGAGTATGCTTCGCGCCCACCCTTAGCTAAAATTTTCTATGAAGATGTTCTTATGTCAGCTGTATTTTATGGTTACCCTATCTTAATTGAGAACAATAAGTATGGTATAGCAAGATACTTTGAGACAAGAGGTTACGATGGCTATCTAATGAATAGACCAGAGCATTTAAAAGCACCTAATTCTACAATGAAGGTTAAAACAAAAGGTATACCTTCCAACTCCCAGGATGTTATTCAGGCTCATGCTCACTCCATAGAAGCATACGTACATTCCCATGTGGGTATAAACAGAGACACAGGCGAGCATGGGGGGATGTACTTTAACAAAACTCTAGAGGATTGGATAGGGTTTAAAATAGATAACAGAACAAAATTTGACCTTACTATAAGCTCTGGTTTAGCTCTTCTCGCTTCGCAAAAAGCAAAGGTAAAGCCGAGGGCTGCGTTCTCAGAAAAAAAGTTTTTTCGGAAATATAATGTCTTAGGATGATTCACTATATTTGCATAAAGTAATTATACTTATTTTATAATGATCAGCAATTCAAGCAATCGTATTGGTAAATTCCCTGACCCTTTAACAAAGAAGGAGCTAAAAGACGAAAAAGCTTATGGTTTGAAATATGCCAAAGCTATAGAAAGTCAGTGGAATTCTACGAATGAGCAGAATTCTTTGCACAGGAAGAGAAGTAGAACCTTTGAGAAAAACAGAGATTACGCTCAGGGGGTACAAAACACGGATATATATAAAAGGCTTTTAAATTCTTTAGACCCTAACGCAGGGGATGGGAGTTTGCTTAACCTTGACTACACACCTGTCCCTATCCTCCCTAAGTTTGTAAGGATAGTAGTAAATAAAATTTTATCTAAAAACCCATACCCAAACCTTGAGGCGGTAGACCCTCTTTCCTCATCGGAAAAAGATAGGGAGAAGAACCGCCTCCGAATGCAGGTGCAGATGAAGAGTGAACTTCAGGCCTTAAAAGAGCAGACGG